TCTGCTCCGGTTGCAGCCTTTGCATACGGATCGACAGTTCTCAAACTACCAGCGGTTTTTACAAGCTCGTCTGCTGCCTCCCCTGAAAATTTAGCCCCTTTGGCCAAACCTGATTTGAATAAGGCACTCGAAGCTTCGCCGATCATTTTTGATGATGGGGTAACAGTTTTATTGATAACCTTACCTAATACAGCACCCGCCATAGGAAGGGCAGCAGAGGCACTAGCACCCACAAGAGCACCAGTCCTAAACGCTTCGCCACGGTTTCCCGCATCTGCTTCTCCGGCAAAGTATGCCCCAGTAACGGGAGCGGCCAAAGCCGAACGCCCAGCGTATCGTGTAAGGACGTTTCCGGCTGCTCCGAGTCCTTTGTCTGCAAACGGGCTAAAACCAGCCATCTTTCCTGCATATTCAGTCGCCTTCTCTGCTCCAGTTGTTAGAGCCTGACCAAGTTTTGTGTTAGATACACCGCCTTTAGAGAAAGCAGCCGGAAGCGTTGTTAACGCGCCCAAGACATTCCCCGCGCCTGTAGCCCAAGGGCTTTCATCTTGCACTGCCTTTGTATCAGCTTGCGCCTGATTATACAATTCCCCATAAGTCCTTTCGTCCCCCGTAAAAGGGCTTGCAGCCTTCGCAATTCCTGCCCCTATCCCAGAGGTAAGCACGTTCCCGAACGGGATTTGTCCGCCAGAAATCCCATAGCTCGCGGCCCGCCATTCCCTTGGGATTAGAGTATCGTTAACATCCCCGACAAGGACACCCTCTTTTTTCGGGGCTTTACCGGATTCCGCAAGAGCAGCGTCCATCTTAGCCATAAGATCAGGTGTTAGAGAGGATGGGGCAGCGGGTGGGCGTTCCATCCCGCCGGACATATCACCGAAAGAATCCATGTCAACCGCAGGAATACCATCGAACGGGATCATGCCAGCGGGGGTTTTAATACCCCCTCTGTTAGCAAGAACAGCGTCCATTTCTGCTATTTGTTGCTGGGTCAAAGGCATTACTTCAAACCTTTCGCTTTCATGTACTCATCAACCTGTGAGGGAGTAAACCCTTTTTGACGGAGCTTGAACTCTATTTCCATTGCTTGCCCTTGCGTGGCCGGAGCGGGGGCAGGGGCTGCGCTACTATCAGACGTTCCGAAAAACCCTTCTGGTATTACAGGATTCTCGTTCGCATAGTTGTCCCAGACACTATCAGCCCCAGACAAACTCCCATTTTGGTTAAACCATTCTTGATAAAATTCAGATTTTTCTTGCGCCCGTTGCGCCAAGGCCGAACTTAATTTCTCCCTAAGCTTTATTCCTTCGGCTGTTGTATCGAGGTTGGAAACAGCTTGGTCAAACCTAGCCCCCTCTTGTTCTGTTAAAGCACCTTTAAGCGGGGTTACGGAAGAAACCCACTGATCTACGGACACTTTTTTCATTGTTTCACGTGCGGCTGGATCACCTTCTATGGCCCCGCCCATTCCTAAAGCCGTCAATCCCTTGTCGATATAACCTAAAGCACTTCCGCCCAGACCTGTATAACCAACTCTAGGGAGCAGATTTTTTATTGTCTTATCATTCGCCGCTAGGCCGCTTGAAGAAACCTTATCAGCAATAATTTGGTCAAGCCGCGTTCTATCTCTCTTGATGTTTTCCTCATCAAAAACATTTTGCATTTTAGGGTTAAGTGGGAGGCTACGCCCTACATTTCCAGCATTCCCTCCTTGGTCTAAACCCGTCACATTCTGAACGGCAATAGTTGGTTCTACGGGCGGGGTCATCCCCCGCAACCCTATCTTGTCTGAAATTCTAGGCTTTTGGTAAAACTCCCCTGTAACGGGGTTTAGCGATAAACCTCCGGATTTGGCATCAACAAACTTTGCAGCAGCCAATTCTTGCGGGGTTAGTTCTTGGCCCATAGCCGCCTTCATAAAAGCGACTTCTCCCAACTTATCAACATCCACAACATCCAATTGCTGAGATTTAGCAATCTCTGCCTGCGCGAGTTGTTTCTTCAGCTCGAACTCTTGCTGCAACCGTTGGAAATCGCCAATGGAGTTAGTTCCGCCCCGAATCATTTGAGCCATGTTATCTAAAGGCATCTTAACCCTCCGTTAGCTGTACAAACCAGCCAGAATTTCAGCAATTGTTTTATTCCGTGTGTCAGCTTTGGCCAAAGAAGCCGCGCCCTGCACGTTGCCTTGCCCCATGTAAATATCGCCCAAAGCCTCCGCACTTTGTAAGCCTTGGCCTCCCAAACTCGCAAGCTGTTGGTTTTGTGACAACCAGCGGTTAAAAGCATCCCCAAATTCAGTCGCCGCCAGTCCTTGCGCCCTATCTTGTGCCGCCTTAATCGCCGCCCCTGATTGAGTCATACCTGTTGAAGATAAAGACCTGTCCAAAGCCTTCTGAGCCTCTCCAAGTCTAAATTGGTAACCAGCATCGGAAGCCAAATCAGAAGGATTGAACCCTTGCGAAAGGTTCCCGCTCAAAGCCTTTTGCGCGTTTAATCCAATTTGGTTATAAGGCTCTAACGCAATCGCAGCCCTGTTGCCGCCCATTAATGCTTTCTTAGTCGCGTCACTTATGGCTTTATTCGAATTATAATCGCTGTAAATTGACGATATGGGAGATAGTAAAGATTTCATGTTTTGGATTCCTCCGCTTGCTTGACCAGAAGGGAAAAAACTTCCCAAATCTGGAATTGTTCGAGTAACTGCTCCGGTGATACCTGTTCCAGCCGTTGGACCTTGCAAGGCCGCGTTTCCACTAGTCGTTGCCAGCGGAGTACCTGCTGCCGTCCCAAGCCCGCCGCCTTGAACGTAACCAAGCCCCCCTCCGAGAGCGGCCCCTATCAGGGCATCTTTCGGGTCTTTGTTCACAATGCCTCCAGAGGCCCCCGTAAGTGCTCCCGTAAATGCGGACTGACCAGCTTGGGATGTGATCCCTAAACTGGACCCAAGAGAAGAGCCGTAACCACCTGTAAGGCCGCCAAGAGCAGCCCCCTTCAAAGCCCCGCCAAGTTTGCCGGAGGAAAGATATCCACTCGCAGCCCCTGATAATGCCCCCTTGGCCGCCGCACCCGCAGCGAAGTTTAGACCGCTCGCAGCTTCCCCCGCTGCCACACCTGAACCTAATCCAGCCGCTCCTGTTAGCCCGCCAAGGGCGGCCCCGCCTAACAGGGCAGTCCCAACGCCTATACCTAAAGGAACGGCAGTCCGCATTACTTTGTTTATGCCGCTGTTTTTTTCTTCTGCCCGAAGTCTTTTAACTTCTGCATCCCTCGACGCATAAACCTTCCCTTCAAGATTTTGGTCAGACGCATAAGACGGTGAAATCATGTTCGCTGAAAGAGTAGTGTTCAAATCAGCGGGAACGTTATTAGGATCAACAATAGGGTTATAGCTTGCGTTTGACCGCATAGAGGCAATCGTGCTTTCCAACGCTTGGCGTTTACCAGCAATAGAGTCGTTGGCAAGAGAGCTTTTCCCCTTCCAATACTCATGATTCGGATCGTTTAGAATGGCCTCTAGGTTCTGAATTTGCGCGGCGTTAGAAGTAACGCTCGAATTGTAATCAGACACCACTTTATCCCAAAGCGACCTAGGGAACTGAATTGGTTCCGAACCGGCAGAGTTTAGAGTGACGTAATCAGTTCCGACTTGTGTAGTAAACCTTGGAATCGTTGCCATTACCTAGCTACCCCTAGAGCTATAATCGTTACAGGAACCGCTACGGCTGACCAAGCGGGGACATAAATTCTGTTTGTTGCGGAAACAATGTGACCAACCCCGCCACCTACACCGCCAGCTACCGCAAAACATACAGAGTCGGATTCAAAGGTGAGCGGGAAGTTTTTGATATAGGTGCTTCCAGCCACCGCCGTTGTGCTAGTCGCTGGAGTGATTGTCACTGTGGAAAAACAAAATTGGTTATTTAATTTATGGTAATTACCCGTAATAGTTGGGTCTCCAACCGTGGTCAGATTTTCGAACTCAGGGTCATAATTACTTCCAAAGTCACCTTCGAAAAGCTGATTGAAAAACAGTATCCAAGGGAGTTTTGGCAAGCCGTTTTTTTCTGCCAAAATCTCGTTAATTGGAGGCGGATCAAAGCTCATCTTAGATACGACCCTATAATCGCAACCTTGACCGGATCAGTGATTTCTATTTCAAACGTCATCTGCTCGGTTATCCCTAAGCGGCGAAACTCAATTTTTTGTTGATATTGCCCTACAGCCCCGATGGTCGCTGTGTAGGCATCCGACCAAGTACGCGCCCCATCTTTTGAGAGCCTAAGCGTAACAAGGGGGTTAGAACCCTGTCCGGTTTGCAAGCCGACTCCGGCTTCAAATCCTATTTCTAAAGAATTATAGCGTATTCTTTTCCCGCTGTCACTTAAATGTGTATAAATTCTTTTGCGAGAAACCAAATCACCATCATCGGTGTAAAAATCTAAAGACTGTTCGTAAATTTTACCATTGCGGCGGTCACCAACCAAATGCTTGCCAAAGGCGAAGGCGTGGCAACAAGCCAAGTCCGTTTCGTAGTTCCCAGAAGAGTTTAAGTATGCTCTTTCATGCCATTCTTGAGTGAGCAAATCATAGACTAGCGTTGTGGCAAGACCGCCTCCGGTTAGGACATAGAACGTGTTGCCCTCTTCCTGATAGACGTAGCTGCGCATATTGACCGGATCAGTCGCATGGCTGATTAAAATTTCAATGGGATTTGTTGAAATGCGAATAGGGGTGAAACCCTGCGCACGATAAACAATTCCCTGCCCCAATTTGTCTCGACCAAGCCAGATGACAGAGTTATCAATTTCAACAGCAGTGAACGGAGAAAGAATGCCCGTTTGCATCTTGGCTCCAGAAATGCGCCGGAACGGAAACAGCGAATCCCCCGTGTTTGTCCAGACCTCTGTTGTCTCGCTCCCAAAAAGAAACATCTGCCCAACAGCATTTACGACAGACACCAAGTTATCAGGGGAGCTTTCTGCCGTGGCAAAATCCAGAGCGTCCCAAGAAGAAAGACCGTCATTTATTCCAGAAATATAAAATCTTCCCGTTCCATTCTCATTGACGACAAAATACCCATCAATAAAAGTCACAACCCCGACACTAGACGGGAAAGACGCGAGGGTTATTTTTTGAAAGTCATTTGTGGAATATGTGAGAATGTAAAGTTTTGAGCCGTCACAAATAGCCAATTGCGTGTTGTTTTCGGCCATTGTCACAATGCCGTCCGAACTATCTAAGGCCCCTAGTTCCGTTCCTGAGGCAGAAGCATCAACCTCGTACAGTTTTGATCCAGATACAGCAAAAAACCTTCCATTTGCGGATGAGAACTCTTGGCGGATTGGTCCTAGACCGATCTCAGCAAATAACCTCTTGCCCGCCGTTCCGTAAAGGGCCGCGACTTCCTTGCCCCCCTCATCTTTAATCGGGAACAGGTTAACCGTCCTTTGCGCGTTAAATGGCAAAGACCGCTGTTGATAAGAACCGCCCACAAGTCCAATTTTCATGGCCAACCTGTATAAATATTGCCTTGTTGCTCAATTTTCGGCTCCCACCTCATAGGCCGAGACGCGATGATTGCTTTCTTAATCAAGGCGCGGCTGTCATCTGCAATCATTTTGACCTCTTGCGTGGCTGGCTGGCCGTATTCAGAGAACATCTCAAGAGCAAGATTGTAAATCAGCATACGATTCCATCCCGCCGGCAAATCAACAGTCTGGTTAATCGTGAATTGGGAAAGCTGCTTTTCAGATAGAATGAAAAGTTGGTAGTTCGCGTTTGGCACAGGATAAAGCTTTATGACCCCTAAAGGGTAGTCGTTGGAAAAATTCAATCCGCGTGGCATGTCACTAGTGGACTTGACCGCAATGCTGTAATATTGCTCGTCCGAAAGTATGTCTAACGGATAGTCAACATCCCCTGAGCGGATAAAAGCGGAGATTATCTTAACAGGGCGGGCTGTATTAAAATCCCCCCCTGTTCCGATTGTATAACTACCATCGACGCCGGATAATGTAAAATCCTCAGAGTACCTAGCATAAATAACCATGCTGTCATTAGATAAGCTCGACAATAAATCGTTGAGCATCTCTAGCCCGTCTTGTGCCTCATCAGCAGAAGGGTTTTCAGTTTTGGTTAATACGCCAACTTTTCTCATAGCAGATTTTATAATACCCAGCGCAGTTGTCATTTTTGAGCTTC